AGAGTAGATTAAAATTTGATTTAAAACAATTAAAAAAGTTTGGTAAATTATATGGTTGTAATGCCATATATAGAGACCATTTAGATTTAATAGATGTATTGACCTGTGTTGACAATGGTATATCTCATGAAGTATATCATAATGGTGTTTGTCAAAAAATACCATGTTATTTTAGACATTGGACAAAATTACCAGAATTTCACTACACACATATTTTAAAAGCACAATTAGATAAATTAGAATCTGAAGGTGTTGATATAGAACAAATTAAAAGAGTGATGACTGAAAATGCAAAAGGTGATTCAAAAGAATTTGTTATGCATGGGTCATCAATTGAAGGTTTAGCTACAATCATAAAACAGAATAAAGACCGTGAGAGAAGAAATGTTAGTTTGAATAATATTTACATAAGTTGGATAAAAGAACCAGATCATTCACATACACTAGAAGATGTTATGCATGATATGAGAAAATCCCATTGGTCTGAAGGAAAAGACTATGGGTGGGCAGCTGGTCCTACATCTGGTTTTATTGGTGTAGAAAGAGAAAAACCAAAAAAAGTATATTTGATAGGTCATGACTTGTTTAGCCATACTATCACGGTAAATAATGTATATAAATCTACAAATAATTATGTAGCCGCCAAGAATAATCCTACACCAGCAATTAATTGGGTAAGACAATGGCGAGACTTATTTCAATGGTTTCCAGATATACAATTTATCAAGGTTTCCGAGGCGCTGGACAACAGAAATAAAGCATGTCAACCATATATTCTAGAGTGGAAAGGTATGAAAAATGTATCATATATGACACTAAACGAGCTTCAATCCAGCATTGCCAAAGGCGCTGATTTCTGATATATTGATAAACAATGCGTAAAAATAATATAATTGCAAGTATATTACTCTTTCTGGCTGAAAAATGCTTAAGAGGGCATAAGGCATGGGTATGGAGGGTTATGGCCGAATGGCTGAAGACACCATATTCAGTTTTGAGTAGGGACTATCTAACCAAAGATGGACTCTTCCTGGAAGATTGTGGGTGCGTTCCAACTAATCCCACGAAAGACGCATTGTTTATTAATGTATAACAAAGAGATTATTATGAAGAGAGATTTAAAAATACCAAAAGTAACCTTTAGAACAAGAGAGGGTGATGAAGTTGAAACAGATGGCGGTTGTGCTATTGGTGGTCAATGGGTAAATAAAACAACAGATGATTATTTTAAAGGCAAGAGAGTTGTAATATTCAGTTTGCCTGGTGCATTTACACCAACATGTTCAAGTCAACAATTACCTGGTTTTGAAGAAAAATATAATGAGATAAGAGAAAAAGGTATTGATGAGATTTATTGTATATCAGTAAATGACTCTTATGTTATGAATGCTTGGGCTGAACACATGAAAGTTAAAAATGTGAAGATGATACCAGATGGCTCAGGTAATTTTACAAGATTTATGGGTATGTTAATAGGTAAAAATCATTTAGGTTTCGGTATGAGATCGTGGAGATACATGGCGATTATAAATGATGGTGTTATTGAGAGATGGTGGCAAGAACCAGGTATCAATAACGAAGGATTAGATGATGACCCATACATAGAATCCACACCAGAAAATGTTATTGCTTTTTTAAACCAGGCTTGACATTAGGATGGATATATATTATAGTAATATAATAATACGATAATACGAATACAGAAATACAAATACGGAGAAATAATATGGATTTCGAAACATTAAAATCAAGTCAAAGTAATTTTGACAAGATCACAAAGGCTCTAGAGAGTAATCAATCTCCTGAAGAGCAATCAAATAAAAACAAATATCAAGACGACAGAATTTGGAAACCTGAACTAGATAAAACTGGTAATGGTTATGCTGTTATCAGATTTTTACCTGCTTCAAATGGCGAAGATATGCCATGGGTAAGAGTTTGGTCTCATGCTTTCCAAGGTGCAGGCGGCTGGTATATTGAGAACTCTTTAACAACACTAGGTCAAAAAGATCCAGTTAGTGAAGAGAACACTAGATTATGGAATACAGGCGTTGACGCTGACAAAGAAATAGCAAGAAAGAGAAAAAGAAAGTTATCTTATTATGCTAATATCTTGGTCATGTCTGATCCTAAACATCCTGAAAACGAAGGTCAAGTAAAACTATTTAAGTTTGGTAAAAAAATCTTTGATAAGATTACTGAAGCAATGCAACCGGCGTTTGATGATGAGAAGCCAATTAACCCATTTGATTTTTGGAAAGGTGCAAACTTTAAACTAAAAATTAGAAAAGTTGATGGTTTCTGGAACTATGATAAATCTGAATTTGAGGGTGTTTCTCAAATCAAAGAGTCAGATGAAGATATCAAGGCTATTTGGTCGAAACAATACCCCCTACAACCTTTCTTAGCGGCTGATAATTTCAAACCTTATGATGAACTCAAAGAGAAACTGAATAGGGTTTTATCAGGTGCAAGAAGCACAGAAACGGTAGAAAAAACGGACCTCCCGCCAACTTCTAACGGAGCTGTGAAAAGCGCTGATGTAGATGTTCCTACAGAGGCAAGTGAAGATGATGATACATTAAATTACTTCTCTAAACTTGCTGAAGAGGAATAATACTCCTTTCTCTCTCTTACATCAAGCTTTTAAAAGGGTGTCTAGTTTTCTAGGCGCCCTTTTTTCATTATAAATATATACATGGCTGGTATATTAGACACAATCAGACAAAAACAAGGCGATACGCAAAAGTCTGCCTCTTGGTATAGAAATGCTATAGGTAATTTAAGAAGTACACCTACAGCAAGAAAGTTAATGAATCAAGGCAGATTGAATAGTAGGCCTAGTGCTGGTAGATTAAACTTATTCTTTTATGATCCTAAAACAAAGAATAAATTACCGTACTACGATATATTTCCTTTGGTTCTACCTTTAGAGCCAATTAAAGGTGGTTTTCTAGGTATGAATTTTCACTATCTACCATATTTGTTAAGATTACAATTGTTAGAGTCGTTAGAGGGATATTCTACTGATCTTGCAACATTTGGTAAGAATGCTAAACTAGCTGCTACATATGACAGAGTATCAAGTAATAATTTGGTAAAACCAACACTAAAAAAATATTTGTATAATCAATTGAGATCACAATTTTTGAGAATAGATGTTGATGAGATGGCAATAGCAGTTATGTTACCAGTACAACAATTTAGAAAAGCAGGCGTCAATAAAGTTTGGCGTGATAGTAGGAGTATGATCTAATGGGATTTTTAGTTTGGCATTTACTAGCAATTTGCACCGTGATAGGTGTATCATTTGTATTAGGATATATAACAGGTAAAAAAAGGGAACAAAATGGCAATATTACGAGGTGGTAGACGAATAGGTAATTTTGATATTAGACTAGGTCTGCCTAGAGACAAGTCATTGATTGATGTTGCAGGTGATCCTAGATTAAAGAGAAAACCTGGTGGCAATCCTAAAACTACAATCAATACATTTATTGCTAATATAAATGAAGGCGAAGGTATTGCTAGACCAACAAGATTTTTAGTAAGATTTAGTTTACCAGGTACAAGATTTACTTCTAGAGCACCTGAACATATTACAGGTTCACCAGAAAGAAATGATTTAGAAAGTCAATCAATGTTGCAAAATGTTGGTATGATGTGTAATAAAGTTACCATGCCTAGTAGAGACATTAATACAAAATCACATATCACACATGGACCAAGAAGAGAAATGCCTTATGCATATAGTTATAGTGGTCAAGTTGAGTGTACATTTATTGCAGATAAATTTTTAAGACAAAGAGCATTCTTTGAAAATTGGCAAAACAAAGTTTTTGATGAAGACACACATTATATAAACTACTATGATAACTTTGTTGGTCAAATGGACATATATCAATTAGGTTCATTTTCTGCTGAATCAGATAGAGACAGAATTACATATGGTGTTAGACTTTACGAAGTCTATCCAGAGTTAGTTAGTGGTGTTGACTATAGTTATGGCGACACAGATAAAGGTATTGATATACCTATTACATTTAGATTTAGAACATGGACTAATCTAACTTTAAATCAAGTTAATGCTGCCACGGTAGGTAAAAAATATGGTGATATACCTACAATTAAGGCGGCTAAAGATTACGGTTTGTTTTCAAG